AGATAAAGCAATGGCTAAGAAAGCCGTTGGTATGCATGAGAAGCAATTACATGGCGGCAAGAAGTCTGACATGACGAAGCTTGCTCGTGGCGGTGGCATTGAAACAAAAGGCAAAACCAAGGGCGCAATGGTTAAGATGGCTCGTGGTGGCGGCATTGAAGTTAAAGGTAAGACCAAGGGCAAGATGCTTGCTCGTGGCGGCAAGACTTGCTAAGGAACTGCCATGATTGAAGCTCCCTCTGGATCTGACAAAGACTCTGATCTTGCGATGGAACCTGCGGTGCGTGGCAAGCGCCGTCCTAAGACTATGCGGACTCCCGGTATGGGCGCTATGGGTGGCGCACCACGTCGTCGAGGGCTTCCTTCTATGGGCGAAATTAAGCAGATGGAGTATGCTAAAGGCGGCTCTGTTTCTAGTCGCGCAGATGGCTGTGCGATTCGTGGCAAGACTAAAGGGAAAATACTGTAATGGCTACCAAAATGACACAAGCAGACCGCGATGCCGGTCTAACGCAAGCCGATGTTGACGCAGGTATGCGCGGCGGCAGAAACGAGCGTATTTCAGACGCGGACAGAGAGGTGGCTCTTGCTAATGCAGGAAAGAATCCTGACAGTATCGTAGATCAATACAACACAAAACCTGCCGCTAAAGCATTCCCCGTGGATATGGGTGGGTCTAAGTCAGCACCTAGGGCGGCGCCCAAACCTGTTGCAAAAGCGGCTCCTAAACCTGTTGCCAAGGCAGCACCAAAAACTGTTGCCCAAGCAGCGCCAGAAGCAATGCCTAATGAAATCCCTAGTGGGTATACGCCCCCAGCGCCAAAGAAAGCGGCGCCTAGTCGTGGCAGCTATGATCGTCCCGGCCCATTTGGTGATTTTATTAATATGATGAAAGGCAAGCCCGGTGGCCCCAAGCTTTATCGTGGCAAGCCCAAGGGCGAGGCAGATGCAGAGGGTTACAAGAAAGGCGGTTCGGTTAAATCTTCCGCATCAAAGCGCGGCGATGGTTGTGCTATGCGTGGTAAAACAAAAGGAACAATGCGATGAAAAATTATGCTGAAGGCGGCATGACGCCGGCAGAGTTGGCTGCGATGCGCTTAAACAAAGGCAAGACTACCGAACAGTTGCTGGAAGAGGACAAGAAGCGCACTATTAAAAGAAAGATGGATGCAATGGGGCCGACTCCTCCCGCTGATGTAGGCGCAACTCGCCCCGGCGTATCCAAGTCTTTAGAAGACATGAACATGGATAGAGATACGGACGCAGGGTACGAATACGCAACCAAAATGCCGGCTATGAAAAAAGGCGGCAAGGTCAAGAAATACGCCAAAGGTGGCTCTGTTAGCTCAGCATCGAAACGTGCTGACGGCTGTGCTACTAAAGGTAAGACAAAGGGACGGATGATCTAATGCGCTCCTCTCGCGGTATGGGAATTATCTCTGAAGCCAAACGACCCGGCGCTAAGAAAATGCGCCGCAAGGATGGGGACGAATTCACCATGTACGCAGAGGGAGGCAAGGTCGGGCTGTACGAGAACATCCATGCTAAACGAAAGCGTGGTGGCAAGATGCGTAAGCCCGGACAGAAAGGCGCCCCATCAGAGATGGACTTTATTAACGCAGCTAAAACAGCGAAGAAAAGATGAAATAATTGCGTATAGTATGTATACTACCCAGTACGCATAAGGAGCAATATATGTACGGGGTTATATATAAAATTACAAATTTAATCAACGGAAATTTTTACATTGGTCAAACAAAAATGAGTCTTATGGACAGATGGTCAAAACATAAATCTGACGCTAGAAATGGCTTTGGATGGGTTTTGGCGTCTGCCATCAGAAAGCACGGAGAATTAAATTTCTCAATTGAAATACTTGAAGAACGCGAATCAAAAGAAGAGTTAAACCTTGCCGAGATAAGAGTTATTGCTGAAACGAAGCCTGCTTATAATGCATGTGCAGGAGGAGGTGGTCTTGGTTCACCATCACCGCAAGTAAGGGCAAAAATATCTAAGGCAATGAAAGGACGAAAAGTTTCTGACAAAACTAGGCAATTGATGTCCATTGCCAACAAAGGTAGAAAACCTTCTCCGGTGGCGACGCAAAAACTGCTTGCAGCCGCGTCAATAAGGCACGAAGGGATTCGTCAAAAGAATTTAAGACAATACGGGTCCATAAAAAAACCAAAAAATAAAAAAATATACCTGAGTCCACATGAGGTTTTTTATCAGAAGGTTAACGCAAAAACAAAAAATGAAAAACTTAGTGCCGTTGCAAAGTTGCAGTATGACAACGGCGAAAGAACGCCAATGACTGGTGACCAAAACCCACGGTTTGGCAGGTCAATGCCAGAAGATATAAAAGCTCGGTTATCTAAAGATAACAGCGGATCAGGAAATCCTTTTTACGGAAGCAAACATACAGACACAACAAAAGAAAAAATGAGGGCCGCACACGCGGCACGACCTCCTGTATTATGTCCGTATTGCAAAAAATCCGGGCAATTGAACGCAATGAAACGATGGCACTTTGAGAAGTGCAGGAGCATTTTATGACTGTCAGCGGATCTACATCTTTTAATCTTGATCTAACAGAGTTAGTCGAGGAAAGCTACGGAAGATGTGGCTATGAGTCCAGAACAGGCTGGGACTTACGCACGGCTCGTATTTCGTTGAATCTAATGTTGGCGTCGTGGGCAAATCGTGGGATCAATTTATGGTCGTTTACTAGTGGGACTATCCCTCTACTTGCTGGAGTTGGTACTTATGATCTCCCCGCCGATACTGTTGATCTGCTAGAACAAGTTATCCGTACAGGTGCGGGGAACCCTGCGACACAATCAGACCTAACAATCTCGCGCATTAGTGTTTCTACCTACGCCACAATACCGAATAAGACTACCCAAGGCCGCCCGATTCAAGTATGGATTGAGCGCCTCAGAGATGCCCCGCGCATTACCTTATGGCCTGTCCCTAATCAAGGTACAGTAGAAGACCCATACTATATCTTCGCGTATTGGCGCATGAGACGGCTTGACGACGCAGGTGATGGCTCTAACACTATGGACGTGCCTTATCGCTTCTACGAGGCTCTGGTGGCTGGCTTGGCGTATCACTTGGCGCTGAAGGTTCCCGGCGGGCTGGAGAGGCTCCAGATCCTTAAGGCACAGTACGATGAGGCTTGGGACTTGGCTAGTTCCGAAGATAGAGAGAAGGCGCCTATCAGATTCGTTCCGCGTATTGGGTATATTAGATAATGAGTAACCGGTTTGCCTCTGGAAAAATTGCCATTGCCGAGTGCGATGTGTGCGGGTTCCGGTATAAACTACGTGAATTGAAGTCTTTGGTTGTAAAGCGTAGAACGACTAATATTCTAGCTTGCCCTTCCTGTTGGACACCGGATCAGCCGCAGCTTTTGTTGGGTGAAACACCGGTAGACGATCCACAAGCATTGCGTAATCCAAGGCCAGACTTTACGGGTTATCCACAAAGCAGGGGTCAGGTTGTAGAGCCGATGGCAATGACAGTTACAACATTTGTTGGACAAGTTACGGCGAGAGCCACGTAAGGAGTTTAATATGGCTAAGTACAGTCAGAAATTTAAAGGTAAAGAAGTCGGTTCGGCTTCTAAATATGCGGAGCCACACACCATGAAAGGCAAGAAAATTAACGCAGCAGGCGCCATGAAGTCTGTGAGTGGCGGCAAGAACCCGAACACCGTGGCCTCTAATAAAGTCACGCCCGCAATGGAAGCGATGGAAGTTGCCGTGGGTGACAAGGCTACTGGGGTGAAGACTTCAGGCATTAAGATGCGCGGAGCTGGTGCTGCTACAAAAGGCTTCACATCACGCGGGCCAATGGCGTAAGATATGAACTACACGGAGCTGAAGGCAAACATACAGGACGTGGTTGAGAACTCCTTCGCGGAGGATCAGCTTGCAATGTTCACCCAGCAAGCAGAACAGCTTATCTTCAACACGGTTCAGTTACCTTCATTGCGTAAGAACGCGACGGCTTCGCTGACTACGAACAATAAGTACCTGTCTACACCGACAGACTTTCTTTCCGTATTCTCTTTGGCGGTTATAGACGAAACAGGTCGGTACGAGTACTTGCTGAACAAGGACGTGAATTTTATTCGTCAAGCTTATCCTAATCCGGCAACAACTGGTATCCCAAAGTATTACGCAATCTTTGGGCCGACCACGACGAATAGTGTGACCCCTACAATTACAAACGAACTAAGTTTAATTCTTGGCCCAACACCCGCTTCAAACTATACAGCCGAGCTTCATTACTTTTATTATCCAGAGTCCATCGTGACGGCTAATGAGACGTGGCTAGGTGAGAACTTTGACTCCGCCCTGCTTAACGGCGCACTGGTTCAGGCATTACGGTTTATTAAAGGCGATGCAGAAATGGTGGCGCTGTACGACAAACTGTACTTACAATCTATTATGCTTCTCAAGCAACTCAGCGATGGTAAGTTACGCCAAGACTCGTATCGCTCAGGTCAAGTGCGGGATCAGGTGAGCTAAGATGATCTCTCAATCAATCTGTAATTCGTTCAAACAAGGCTTACTAGAAGGTAAGTTTGACTTCAGCGACACCACGACACAGACCTTTAAGATTGCGCTTTATACTTCTGCGTCTGACATTAGCGCGGCTACCACTGCGTACACAACGGCGAACGAAGTATCTGGTGTTGGTTATACTGCTGGAGGTCAGGCGTTAACTATTTCAGTGAACCCCACCCTGTCGTTAAATGTGGCGTATATTAACTTTGCAACAGTTACTTGGACAGCCACCTCATTAACCGCGCGCGGAGCATTGATTTATAAGGCCGATGGTGTTACAAATCCTGCTGTAGCAACAATATTATTCGGCGAGGACGTAACAACTAGCAGCGGCAATTTTGAAATTGAGTTTCCACTTTCTACCGCACAAACAGCCATAGTGCGCTGTGCATAAAGGAGTTTTAAATGATTAACAATCAAGCAACGTCTGTTGATACTGTAGGCGCTTCGGTCGTGTCCGGAAACGCCACACAGACTGGTCTTAAAGCTGGTGGCGTCTACACCATGCAGTGTTTTGACAAAGAAGGCAACCTCAAGTGGGAAGCCAAGTCCGAGAACCTCGTGGTCAATGTTGGTTTAAAAGACATGAACGACAAGTACTTTACTGGCTCATCGTATACTGCGGCTTGGTATATTGGTTTGTACGGCGCTGCCGCTTCCAACAACCCTGCTGCTGGCGATACTTCTGCCTCTCACGCAGGATGGACTGAAGTTACTGCCTACTCACAAGCTACACGCCCTCAAGCTGTGTTTGCTGCTGCAACGACCGCAGACCCTTCGGTGATCTCTAATACGGCATCTCCTGCTGTGTACAGCATTAACGGTACAACAACTGTTGGTGGTGCGTTCTTAATTAGTAACAGCACCAAGGGTGGCACAACAGGAGTTCTGTTCTCAGCCGCTGACTTCCAATCCCCCGGCGATCGTAGCGTTGCAAGTGGTGACACAATCAACGTGACATATCAATTCAGCCTCGACGCTGCTTAAGGATTATCATGGCTACTAAATTTTCAAAAGGTCAGGAAGTTAAGCTTCGTGCTGTTACTCCAGAAGGCCCGGTGGTCAAGCTGCGTATGGATGAAGACGGCGCTTTCTTTTACTTACTAGAGTGGACTGATGCTGACGGCAATATGCAAGAGCGTTGGTTTTCTGAGTCCGATCTCACTGCTGTCTAAAGAAAGTGTTTGCGGAAAGTGGCTTCTCTGTTGCTCCATTCTCAGCTACCGCCGGTAATTTATACACGGTTGTAGTTGCAGAGACCGCTTCTGCTTTAGATTTAATAAATGCAGTCATTACTACGAGTGCAAGCGTACAAGAACTCGCTACTATATCTGACTCGGCGGCAGGTATCTTTACCGCCTCCTCTAATATACAAGAAACAGCGTCTGGTTCCGATGAAACAGCCAGCTCATTTGTACTGTTAAATCTTATTAATGAAACAGCTACGGCCTCTGACGTTGTTTTTAGTGCTGTGTCTTTGTCTTCTTTAGTTCAAGAAACTGCTACAGGTAGTGATAGTTTGTCTGCAGTAGTAAGCATCACAAGCAGTGTTCAAGAACTTGCTGCGGGAATAGACCTAGTTAGCACGACGGTATCATTAAATTCTGCGGTACTGGACGCTGCCACAGGCGCAGACGCTGCTTCTACTACTGTTTCCGTCAATGCAGCAACGCAAGAAAATGCTGTTGTCAGTGATGCAACATCTTCAATTTTTGTCTTTCAAACAAATATTGTAGAAAGCGGTACGGTATCAGATAGCACAAACAGTATTGTTTCGTTAATTTCTTCTGTACAAGAGCTTGCATCCGCCTCCGATACGACGTCTACATTTGTTACGTTACAGTCCCTGATTCAAGAAAGTGCTGCTGGTTTAGATGTTGCATCGACCACGGTAAGCGTTTTTTCTTCTGTTCAAGAGCAGGCTGCGGGGTTTGACGTAACTTCCTCGACTATCTCACTGCAAACCTCAGTGCAAGAAACAGCAACAGGATCAGATGCTTCTACGGCAACTGTGTCGTTTCAGTCTCTGATTCAGGACAGCGCTTCTGCCACAGATGTGGTTAATACAATTGTTACGCTTGCATCTTCGGTGCAAGAGCTTGCGGCTGTAAGCGATAGCGCTTCTACAATTCTAAATGGGTTTGTTAGTGTTCAGGAAACCGCTACAGGCGCAGATACTGCCATTACTACGGTTGTGTTACCTAGCTTTATTCAAGAGACTGCTGCCGCAGCGGATGCGATTGTTGGCGTTAAGCTTGTTGATAGCGCAGTATTTGAACTTACCGCAGGCCAAGATACCACATCTGCTCTGCCCATATACGCCAGAACTTTTGCAGACACGGCTGTGGCAACGGATACAGTTACTCCGATCAGTGTATTAAATATTGTCACGACTGACTCCGCTCAAGCTAGAGATACGGTAACACCACTTACGGTGTTTATTTCTGCCGTAGCGGATACAGCTACCGTTCTTGATGTGCCGTCAGCGCGTATTGTGTTTATTGGAAGCATTCTTGAAGACACGGGCGTTACAGACACGGTAACAACTATAGGCGTTTTAAATATTACGGTTCTTAATTTGGTGCAGGGTTCTGATTCTGTGTCAGTGTCTGGTGTGCTAAATGTTTCTCTCGCCGATGCAGCTACAGCCTCGGATTTAATAGATACAGCAATTATTTACAGTCGTACAGTGCAAGAAACCGCGACTGGGCAGGACGTTATTTTTTCTGCCGCAAGTATGGCTGTTTTAATCGACGAACAAGTGGTTGCCGTTGCAGCGCTCAACACTCAACTTGACGGTTATGTTTATGTGCTTGAGGCCGCTACTGTTGCAGATACAGCGAGCGCAGGCGGCAATTTAAACGTTTCAGTTTTTGATAGCGCGGCGGTTGCTGATGCGATACTGGCTCGTTACTTGTGGGAATTAGTTAATACGTTTGATTCGAATACGTGGACTACAGTGCAAGCCGCCAGCCCGACAGTATGGGGTAATATCGGCAATGACGATGATACAGACTGGTCGTTAATCGACACAATTAATTAAGGAAGTGCTATGGCATTAGTCGTCAAGGATCGGGTTAAAGAAACTACCACAACCACTGGTACGGGAACAATTACGCTTCTTGGTGCTGTGTCTGGCTATCAGGCGTTTTCTGTCATTGGGGATACAAACACAACGTACTACGCTATTGTTGACAGCGCAGCAGGCACTTGGGAAGTCGGTATCGGCACTTACACAGCATCCGGCACCCTCTTGTCGCGTGACACAATTTTAGAGTCTAGCTCGGGCGGTTCGGCTATTAGTTTTGCGGCAGGCACTAAAGACGTGTTCTGTACGTACCCCGCAGAGCGTTCGATGTATGTTGATGGCACGACGATTACGCCCGCTACTGCGGCTACATTGCCCGTGGTTTCTGGCGGCACAGGCGCAGCTACACTTACAGCCAATAACGTCTTGCTTGGTAACGGTACAAGCGCACTACAAGTGGTCGCACCCGGCACAACAGGCAATGTGCTGACCTCTAACGGTACAACGTGGACAAGCTCTGCTGCTCCTGCGGGTGCTGCTGCTACACCTACTGCTTTGGGTACTATATATGGTAGAACACAGAGTGTCACGCCATTTAATACATCTGTTGGGTATCAAGCTGGAAATGCTACTACAGGTGTTAACAATACTTTTGTTGGTTATCAATCGGGGATAAGCAACACAACTGGAATAGACAATATTGCTATTGGTTATCAAGCTTTTTATTCTGAGACAAATGGCGAAAATAACATTGTAATTGGTCGCAACGCCCTTTTTACGAATAGTGTCTTTGCGGCGGAAAATGTAGTAATCGGGAATTATGCTCTAGACGCTGTCACAGGAGTTAACGCTAGTAATGTAACAATTGGTCATCAAGTTATGACCGCAGCAACAGTGGCAACCAATGTAGTTGCAGTAGGTTGGGGAACTCTTAGATTGTCCACAACAGGGATAGAAAATTCAGCAGTTGGAACACTTGCGTTAAAAGACCTCACATCAGGGTCAAATAATGTTGCTATTGGCTATCAAGCAGGGCTTTCTTTAACTACAGGTACAAATAATGTTTTTGTAGGGAACAATGCAACGCCTTCTTCTGCTACGGTTAGTAATGAAACAACAATCGGTAACAGCAGCACAACGTCTGCTCGGATGTTTGGTGACTTAAAGTTTTTAAACAGCTACACAGAAGTAGTCTTTGCGGTCACAGGCACAACTCCCGCACTATCCCCTGCTAACGGCACGATCCAAACTTGGACGCTTAGTGGCAACAGCACACCGACAGCAGGAACATGGAACGCAGGGCAGTCGATTACACTGATGATTGACGATGGCTCTGCGTTTACGGTCACTTGGTCGTCTTTGGCTGTGACATGGAAAACGGATGGCGGTAGCGCACCGACACTGAACACCACGGGATTTACGGCTATTACGTTGTGGAAGGTTGGAGCGGTGATCTACGGTGCAAGAGTGGGGGATGCGTAATGTTAGCGTCTAAAAGTATCGGTGCGTTGTCATTCGCTGACCCAGCTTGGGATGTTTCTAATGCAGAGTTTTTAGGTGCTAATCAAAATTCGTTTTATGTCGGGGGGCAGGAAATAACACCAAATGATTTATTTTTTAAACCAGACGGCACAAAAATGTATGTTATTGGTCAGGCTGGCGATGATGTTAATGAATACAACTTGTCTACCGCTTGGAATATATCCACCGCATCTTTTTTACAATTAAAATCTATTAGCGCACAAGAAACAAACCCACAAGGTTTATTTTTTAAACCAGACGGTACTAAGATGTATATTATTGGTTCTACTGGTCAGGATGTTAATGAGTATGATTTAAGTACTGC